TTAGTACGTAACCAAGCATCATCAGCAGGTGGTCCAGCAACAGCTAGAACATCAGCAGGTGTAGAATCTTGGATTACTAACCGAGTATTAGCTACAGGTTCTACAGCAGGTACAACACCTGGCTTCGTAAACGGTACAGTAGCAGCTCCTACAGACGGTACTTCAGTAACATTCATTGAAGCAGACTTAAAGTCAGCTTTACAATTAGCTTGGACAGACGGTGGCGAGCCATCAACAATTCTTATGTCAGCTACTAACAAGTCACGTTTCTCTGGCTTTGCTGGTATTGCTACTAAGTTTGTAGACGTACAAGTTAAAGCACAGGCTTCAATTACTGGTGCAGCAGACGTTTACGTTTCTGACTTCGGTAACCATACTGTGAAACTTGACCGTTTCATGCGTGACCAAGCAGTTCTATGTATTGACCCAGGCTATGTTGGTTTAGCTTCACTACGTCCTTTAAGCAAAGAAGAACTTGCTAAAACTGGTGACTCAACAAAATGGCTCTTAACAGCAGAGTACGCACTTGTGGTTCAAAACCCAGATGCACATGCTAAGATTCAAAACGTAGGTGTTTAGTAATTAGATATGATATAATGGAGGGAATTAATTTTCCCTCTGTTGTATTTTTATTATGCCAATATTATTTGACCACAATAGCGTAACAGGTGTAAGTCAGTACTTTGACTATGACCCAGCTAAAGATACATACTACCTAACCTCTACTCAAGACTTGAGTGGCATGTTAGACAAGATTAAAGAAGCAAGAGATAACCCTGCAATATGGGATAAAGGTGTTAAAGAAGAATGGGCGCACTTTGCTAGTATTCCACCTGTAGTGGAAATGCAGTTAAAGCAAAAGGGTATAGATATGTATAACCCTGACCACACTAAAGCTCTTGTAAAAGAAATAAACGAAAACTATCCATATCTAAAGTTGACAACAAAGAATGGATAAAGAAGAAATACAAAAGATACAATTAGCCATACATGACCTTATCAATCAGGAAAAGTATGACGAAGCATTACCACTTATATATTCTGTATTAGAAGAATATCCTAATGAAGCCGCTACACTAAACTTCTTAGGTTATATCTGGTTAATGGGCGATAAGCCTGCATTTGCATATCAGTTCTTCCGTAGAGCATTACAAGAGATGCCAGGCAATAAAGCTATATGGACATCACTAGGTCGTGCAGCACATGAACTAAACATGTATGAAGATGCTCTAAAGTATTTCTTAAAGTCAGCAGAATTAGACCCTACATACGCATTAGCTTATTCTAATGCAGCAGCAACGCTAGTACAAACATCTAAATGGGATGATGCAGAGAAAGCCTGTAAGATGGCTTTAGAATGTAACCCTAACGACTTACATGGTCAACTAAACCTAGCACACACTTACTTAGCTAAAGGTGAATGGGATAAAGGTTGGGCAGAATGGCATAAGTCACTAGGTGGTAAGTTCCGTAAAGAATGGGTATATGGTGACGAAGTAAGATGGGATGGCACTAAAGACAAAACACTTATTATCTATGGCGAACAAGGTCTAGGTGATGAGATATTTTATGGTAGCTGTATTCCTGACGCTATTAGCTCTAGTAAGAAAGTCTATATAGACTGTGACCCAAGACTAGAAGGATTATTTAAACGTAGCTTTCCAGAAGCAGAAGTGCATGGCACTCGTAAAGAAGATAGCCCTGAATGGCTAGCAGATAAGAAGTTTGACTACAGATGTGCAATAGGTGGTTTACCACAGTTCTTTAGACATACCAATAAAGACTTTCCTGGCACACCTTATCTAAAAGCTGACCCTGAAAGACGTATTATGTGGCGTGGGTTATTTGACTCATGGGGTAAGAAAGTTATAGGTCTTACGACTAAAGGTGGTATTAAACATACTAACGCTAAAGGTCGTGAGCTAACACAAGAAGACATAGAACCATTATTAAAGCTCAAAGACTATGTGATAGTCAGTTTAGATTATAGCGTAGAACGCAAATTAGACGGTGTTAAATACTTTGACTTTGCGACAAGTGCAAAAGACTATGATGATACAGCAGCGTTAATAGCTGAATGTGATATGGTCTTAGGTGTAAATACGACTGCTCAACATTGTGCAGCAGCTATGGGAGTAAAGACATGGTGTCTAGTTCCTACATGGCATCAATGGCGTTATGCTCAACCTAGTATGCCTTGGTATCGTAACATGAGAATTATCTACCAAGACAATGATACTTGGAAAGAAGTTATTAATAAGGTAGCTAAACAGTTAAATGGGACTTGGTGATTGGTTAATGGCATCTGGTGATGCTAAAGAAGCTAACGAAAGAACCGGTAAAAAGGTTAAGTTAGGTGATGGCGTTAGAATGTCATGGGATGGTCAAGTATTCGCTAACAATCCTAGAATGGCTAGTAACTCTGATACAGACGTAGTATGGGTTAAAAACTATCAAGGTCATAGACCATATCTCAAAGGTACTAAGAATGGTCGGTTATTATTTAATGATGACTATAAGCCTAGAGTAGGTGAAATATACTTTAGTCAAGAAGAAAAGAAAAACATAGCTAAGATAGATAAGGACTACATTGTAGTAGAGCCTAATGTTAAAAGAGTCTATGCACACACAGTTAATAAAGCATGGCATGGTTGGGAAGAGTTATTTAAAAATGATTTACCATGGTTACAGTTAGGTGATGTTACTGTAAAGCGATATACAAAGTGGAAAGAAACCACAACCTTTAGAGAAGCATTACAAGTATTAAGTAAAGCAAAGTTATTTGTAGGCACAGATGGTGGTTTACATCATGCAGCAGCAGCATTAGGCATACCTTCTGTAGTAATATGGACAGGTTTTACTTCACCGAGGCACTTAGGATATGATACCCATAGAAATATACATGACGGCTCAGACCCATGTGGGACTTATACTAGCGTATGTGAACATTGCCTTCTAAAAGCGCAAAACATATCTGTAGAACAGGTTTTAGATGCAGTTAATACTGAGTGGCATAGAACGCAGAGATAACGTCTTAAAACGCTTGCAAAAGCATTGTAAGGGTATTTTAACAAGGGAATGGGATAACAAGTCTATTCCAGTCATGGTAGGTAATTTACATGGTGCAGATAAGATACAAATAGCCTGTAGAGAACAAAAAATACCCTATATTCTGATAGACCATGGCTACTTTCACAGGTCATCTGATTTAGAATGGGCTAGATTCTGTGTAAATAACTACCATTGCACAGATTGGCGTGTATCAGATAGAGAAACACCTAAAGTTCACGAGTATCGTAGTGGTGAAAACGTAGTTGTGTTACCTCCACCAGAAAAGATAGCTTATATTTACCAAACTTCTAATTGGTTAGACAGAACAGTAGAAGAGATTAGAAAACATACAGAAAGAAAGATTGTCATTAAGCGTAAAGGCGAAGGTGACTTTAAACAAACATTAGAAAAAGCTCATGTCATTGTGAGTTTTGGTAGTGTCGCAGATGTAGAAGCACTTATTCGTGGTGTGCCTGTCATAGGTTCACCTTATAGCCCTGCAAACCCTGTATCCAATAACATTAAAGACATAGAAAACTTAACATATTTTGACAGAACAGCATGGTTAAGCTCATTAGCTGCAAGTGAATGGCATAAAGATGAGATGGACAAGTGCTGGGATAGATTAAAAGGACAATTAGATGGCATTTACAACCTATACTAGCTTTGTAACTACAGTAGAAAGTTACTTAGCACGAACAGACTTGACAACTGTCATACCTGACTTTATTCAGATGGCACAGTTAAGAATGAGTCGTGACTTACGAACAGAAGCTATGTTAAAAGTAGCAACAACTACTCCTACAGATAGCAAGGTAGCATTTCCTACTGACTTCTTAGAGTTAAGAGAGATGCACTTTCAGGGTAACCCACCTATTCTGTTAGAGTTCCAAACACCTGACTTGTTTTTCCGTAATGGTCAAACAACATTATCAGGTCGTTCACACTACTTTACAATGTTAGGTACAGAGTTTCAGTTTGCACCTACTCAAGATACAGATTACACCATTCAAATTTTATACTATGCTCAACCAACATTTATTTCTACTACAACTTCTAGTAACTTGTTCTTAGCATACTACCCAGACGCTTTACTTTACGCAACATTGGCAGAAGCAGAACCGTACTTAATGAATGATCCAAGAATTGCAACATGGTCAGCATTATACGATAGAGCTATTGCTAATATTAAGAAAAGCGACTTAGGTAAAACATACGCATACACAACATTAAACGTAACACCAAGATAAAGGAAAAATCATGGCAGAAATGAGTAATTTTTTAGAAGATGCGTTAATCAACGCTACTCTACGTAACACAACATATACATCAGTCGCAACAGTATATGTATCACTATGGACTTCAGACCCTACAGACGCAGGTAGCGGTACAGAAGTTAGCACATCTGGTACAGGCTATGCTAGAACAGCAGTCACATTTGGCGCACCATCTAACGGTGTAACTACAAACTCTGCTGACGTTACATTCCCAACGGCAACAGCTTCATGGGGTGTAGTAGGCTGGATTGGTATTAATGACAATTCTACAGGTGGTAACTTACTTTACCATACAGCATTAGATACAGCAAAAACAATTGATACTGGTGATATCTTTAAGATAAGTTCAGGAAATTTAAGTGTCACGTTGAGTTAGTGTGATATAATAACGGAAACTTTATAATGAGGAATCCGTTATGTATCAAGAAAAAAGGCATCACAATTGCAAATTATCTTACGATGATGAATTAAAGGTCATAGATAAATACAAAGAAGGTTTAAGTTTAGAAGCTGTAGGTAAATTGTTTAACGTTAATTTTGTAACTATAAGAAATGTTCTTAAAGGTCATAAAATAGAACGTAGAAAACAAGGAAATAAAAATAAAATATTTGATGATAAGTTCACTAAAACAGTTATTGACTTGTATAAAGGTGGATTAAGTCAAGAAAAAATAGCAGCAAAATTTCATACTTCACAAAAAGGAATATCAAGACTATTGCAATTTAATGGTATTGATTGCGGAATGAGAAGAGGTGAAAGACATCATGCTTGGCAAGGTGGTAAACACGTTCAAAGCGGATATGTTTTTGTATCTATAACAAAAGACAATCCATATTCATCTATGGCAATATCTAACGGATATATATTAGAGCATAGATTAGTTATGGCACAGCATCTAAAAAGACCTTTAACAAAAAATGAAACAGTACATCATATCAATGGTGATACTCAAGACAATAGAATAGAAAATTTACAATTAAGACATGGGAAACATGGAAAGCATCAAGTATTTGTATGCTGTGAATGTGGCTCTCATAATGTTAAATCAACAACTTTATAGGAACATAAATGGCATTAGTTGTTAAAGATCGTGTCCAAGAAACTTCTACTACCACAGGCACAGGTACGTTTACTCTTGCTGGTGCAGTATCTGGCTTTCAATCATTCTCTGTTATCGGTAACGGTAATACTACTTACTACGCTATTGTAGGTGGATCAGAATGGGAAGTAGGTCTAGGCACATATACATCTTCAGGCACTACTTTATCTCGTGATACTGTATTAGAATCCAGCAATAGTGGTTCTCTAGTAAACTTTAGTGCAGGTACAAAGAATGTATTTGTTACTTATCCTGCTGAAAAAGCTACATACCAAGATGCCAATGGTGATGCTTATGCACCACAGTTTGCTGCTAGTAACGGACTTAATGTAAATAACGGAACTATAGGTACATCTTATACATTCCCTACAGGATATAATTCTGTAGAAGCTGGAGATGTTACTATTTCTGGTGGTGTTACAGTTACAGTTCCTTCAACTTCTCGCTGGGTGATAGTATGAGTACAATTATAAATGCAACTACCACCAATGGTGTAGTCATACAGCCTGATAATAGTGGTTCTTTAGTATTACAAACTAATAGTGGCACTACAGCATTAACTATAGATACATCACAAAGAGCAGCATTTGTAGCAGGTACAGCAGCATTACCAGCTATCACTACTACAGGCGATACTAATACAGGTATATTTTTCTCTGCTGCTGATACTATAGACTTTGCTGAAGGTGGTACTGCCTGTGGTCAATTTGATTCATCTAGTAATTTTAAATTTAACTCTGGCTATGGTTCAGTAGCCACAGCTTATGGTTGTCGTGCATGGGTAAACTTTAACGGTACAGGCACAGTAGCAATTAGAGCTAGTGGTAATGTAAGTTCTATTACAGATAATGGTACAGGTGATTACACAGTAAACTTTACAGCAGCCATGCCTAATGTAAATTATGTTGGTGTATTTGGACCAGTTACTAGATCAGGTCCTGATTCAAACTGTATGGTCAGGTATGGAAATGCAATGGGAGAATACCCGCTAACAACTACTACTTATAGATTTGGTA